ATCTGGTGAAGGTGTTTATTCATCTTGGCAGGGAAGACAACAAAGTTTGTTTTATCAATTTAAACAACAGGCAGAAAATTTGTTGTCTGAATACAACTTGGATGAATTATTTGATACTGCAAAGCAACATCCACCGATCTTAAGAAAATTCCTGAGCGGGAATATTAGTATAGAGACTATTACTATTTTTGATAAGATATTCCTGTTCGGAAATAACTTAGATAAGAAACTTAGTGACCCAATATGGGAAGCGATCAGTTTAAAATTGAAGAAATACCAACCGTTTCTAAATATTGATGTTCGCAAGTACAAACAATACTTAAGGGAACAACTATCGGAGAAGACTAATGAGTAAGTTTTTTCAGTCTGAAATTATTCGCGGAGAAATGGAGGATATTTTCAGAATTCAAAAGGAACTCTATGAGGTAATAGTTCAGTTCAGTTCCTTCTCAGACATAGAAAAGAATACTCACATTGAAAAACTAAAGACACTGTTGGACAAACAAGAAGTAATGTGGACAAGACTTTCACTTTCTGATGATCCAGAAGCATTGGAAATGAAAGAAAAAATCAGAATTACTTCTGAAGCAATGGGGTTTAAAGATGTTGATATGTCAATCATCTTTAAAAATATGAGGAGAACCTTAGAAGGTCTTCAAAAACGACTTGACACACCATAAATAGCGTGTTATGATGTGACAGGTGATTTCAATCCACCCAATCCTAAGAATACAAAAAAATCTCATGTCTTTCGCAGATCTCAAGAAACAGTCTCGCCTTGGCAGTTTGACTTCTAAACTGACAACAGAGATTGAAAAAATGAATAAGAGCACCACTGGTGGTGCTGATGATCGTGTATGGAAACCAGAAGTAGATAAGGCAGGTAACGGTTATGCAGTAATCCGTTTTCTACCTGCACCACAAGGTGAAGAATTGCCTTGGGCAAAAGTATGGTCTCATGCTTTCCAAGGTCCTGGAGGTTGGTATATTGAGAATAGTCTGACTACTCTTGGTCAGAAAGATCCTGTTTCAGAGCATAATCGCATTCTTTGGAACAGTGGTAGTGAAGCAGATAAGGAACAAGCACGTAAGCAGAAGCGTAAACTGTCTTACATCAGCAACATCTATGTTGTAAAGGATCCCGCTAATCCTCAAAATGAGGGTAAGGTATTTCTGTTCAAGTATGGTAAGAAAATCTTTGATAAGATTACTGCTGCCATGCAACCTGAATATGAAGATGAGCAAGCGATTGATCCGTTTGACTTCTGGCAAGGTGCAAACTTCAAGATGAAGATCAAGAACGTTGCAGGATATCGTAACTACGATAGTTCTGAGTTCGCTTCACCCGAAGCAATTCTTGATGATGACGACGCTATGGAAGCAATCTGGAAGAAACAGTATTCTCTTGAAGAGTTTACTCGTCCTGATCAGTTCAAGTCTTACGAAGAACTTGAGAAGCGTATGAATGCTGTTCTAAATCCTAACGCTTCTACTCGTCGTGTCGATCCTGATACGTTTGATGAAGAAGAGGAAGTTGTGATGAAGTCTCGTCAGCAAATGAAGGAAGAAGAGCGTGTTGTTAAGTCATCTCCTGCTCCTGCAGCAGATGATGATGAAGATGATACCCTTTCATACTTCCAGCGACTTGCTGAAGAGTGATTTCAAAATCGACTTTTAATTCCAAAAAAGTCGAGGAAAAAATTCTGGGTAAAAATTGCAAAATAGGTTTTTTGGGAGTTAGCGTGGGGATAAAATCCTCAAGTTAGCTCCCTTTTTAGTGCGTCTATCAATATACTGGGAACTATCGGTATAAGTCATAATTTCACGCATATCATCAATTACTGTTTGAATGTAATTTTGTCTTAAAACGTAAATTGTTCGCTTATCTTCATTTTTCTTATTTTCAAATTCAAAGTTACTTACTGAAGTGACGATATTTGCTCCAGATAGCGTAATTTGAGTGCCAAAGTTGGAATATTTGAATTGGAAATTCGCATCAACCACTAGTCCTTCTTGTAGAAGTAAATTTCCTTCACTATCACGAACTTCTTTGGTTTCGTAGTGGTGAATTTCTTGTAATAACTCAGATCCATACTTATCAAGCAGATAATTATTGAAATCTGCTTGTGATATTGGCCATTCTTCTCTTACGTTAATTATATTGTTCGAAAGTAGAATAATCCAATCTAATTCAGCACTATTGTATAGAATTTGAGATACATTGTCTGGTCGATCGTCTCCAACGATAGCATATTTGTCAAATACTATGGCATTTTGAAAAAAATCATCCCTAATTTTAGCACGTTTAAATAAATTTTTTACACGGACATAATCATAACTTGAATTTCGATTATCCGAAAATGATGGTAGTAGTAAATCTGGAAACAAGTCGAAATATGCCATTTTAGAAACCTATATCGTCAATTGTGATTGGATTTTGTGGTGTAATTGGAGATCCAGTAGGTTCAAATAAATCGCTGATGCTAGGATCATTATCTCTAAAGTAATCTTGTTCAAAGATTGGTGTTAATTCGGTGAATGACAATACCATATTTGTTCTGACTGGCATTGATACTGCCACTGGATCATTATAGGATTGATATACTCCATCTGGAGTATAATTTATTTCGCATGAAGTCAATGCACAAATTTTAAATCTGTTTAATCCCTTTATACTTTTTCCGCCATTCCCACGATATGAAATTCTAAAAACGTTTGGTGATCCAATAAAAATTGTAGTTGATTCAAACCTCTTTGGTGCCATTCCTTGCTTAAAAAATCTCATTACTCTTCTCGCTTCCGTAGCATCATTTACTCCATTTGGAGCAAATTCAAATCCAAAAGAAAATGATCTCAATTTTGGTCCATTAAACAGCAATTCAAGATTTGGATTGATTGTTGTTCCAGTTCCTCTTGCAATGAACTGTGAAGGGTCTACATTGATACCAATTTTTCCAAGTGCGTATTGAGAAATAAATGAGGACAATAATAATCCTGCTGGAGCTCCAGCACCAAATCCACCTTTTTTTATTTCATCAATAAATTGAGAAAATCCACTTAACGCACCACCAAATACATCACCAACACTTCCAGAAATTCCTTTTTGAGCAAGACCTAAAGCACCAAAAAATGCAGCAGCTTCTACTGGGTTAGCACGATCTTCCCCCCAACTTACCCCATTAGAGATTGCTAATTGGTTTGGAATTGGCAATTTGACTAATCCAATAAAAGATCTAAGGTTTGAATTTCTTGTCAAACCCTGTGTTATAATTTGAGCAAAATTTGATGTGTTTAAATTTTGCCCCGAAGTAAATAATCCCTGTTGTGGTGCTCTATAAGTAAATTGCTCTATAACAACATGATCTTGAGTGTCTGAGTATGATGCATCGATTGGATATGATATAACTATTGGTTGATCACTTCCCGCTGGTCGTAATGATTGTATAGTAGCATCAGCACTTGCTAGAATTTCTTCTGCAATTTCTTCAGAAAGTAATAGACCTTGATTTGGAGGAGTAACAGGATCTGGTATATCGCCTGCTAAATTTGGATCTGTTGGTGGTGGAGTTCCTTGTGCTCCTGTTGCTGGTTTGATTGGATCGTAATATTTGTTTGTCCCTGCTACCGCAGCAGCTTGTGCCATTTCTGGTAAAAGATTTGGCTTTGTTTTTTGAACAACCTGCTTCAATCTAGAAACTGATGCTTGAAAATCTTTATTCCAATTTGAATTTTTAGTTGTATTTGATAAATCTTTGTATTCTTGACTATTTGTTGGAACTGATGTATCGCTTGTAAGGTTTTGAACTTTTACTGGTTTTAAAAAATCATTATTTGCAATATCTGTACTATAAGCAATTCGATATGTCTTGCTATCATAAGTGGTATCAAAATATCCTAGTGCTCCTCCACCGACAGGTTTTGGCGTATTCTTTTTTGCCATTAGATTATACTCCTAGGATTAACTGGAACTTCTGCACCACGAAAACTTCTAACAAATTCTTCAGCAGATAGTTGTGATGCAGATTGCCATTCTTCCATTGCTATATCGATGAAATTGCTTTCTACTTCTGATTTCAAATATTTATGGAACCCAGTGCTACCAAATAAAAATTCTTCCCAATTTTGCACACCACTTGCTTGAGCTTCTTGAAGCATGTTAATTATACCCATTCTTTGCTTTACTGGATAGTAATGTAAGTTCATTCCATAAAAAACTTCATTTTGGTTGAGTACAATAAAGCAGAGTGGATTTTTGTCATAAAACCTTTTTTCTGCAGTTACTGCTCTATACCTGAACATCAATAGATGCCCAACTTCGGGAATACTTGTGATTGTTGATTTTGGAAATTGAGACTTATATTCCAAGATCGTGCTCCGTTAGAATTTTAAATTCCCACTTTCTATCATTACAGTATTCTTTTGCTGCTTCCCACTTTGCCATATTTTTAGCATATTCAACAACTTCACTAATATATTTTTTAGATCTACTTTTTTGTGGTGTTGGACCTTTTACTTGTTTCGCTGGTTTAATCTCGATCAAACTTTCCATAATTTTTCCAGATGTATTTTTATATTTAATATAAAAATCTGGAAAATATTTGTGATATCTATTATCAACTGGAGATTTATATGGGATCCAAAGTTCTTCCGATGACCAAATTAAAATATTTTCATTCTTATCACAATAATTCATAAATTTCAATTCCCAAAGAGATCTATAAATGATATTTGTAGGATCCCCTTTGTACTTTTTAGGGTTGGAAGGTCGAAACTTTCCCTTATAACTCATACATAGTATATAAACGTCTTCTATTTAGATGACTATAGAAAGTAATTTAGAAGCATCGAAAAATAGGATTTACCTTCCTACGTCAGAACTTTATCGATCCAGCACAAGCAAAACAGGATCTGGTATCGTTCCTGCGTTTAATAATCTTTATGATGTTTGGATAAATTTTAGCAGCACAATCAGTCAAGGTGGTAATGACTTGCTAAGGTTTATCAATCAACATGGTTTTTATGATGCCAAATTATCTGAAAATCCAGGAAACTACTTAGCACTATTTTGCTCAGAAGCAGTTCTTCCAGGATCTCAAATTCAAACATCGCAAGTCGATGGATTGAGACAAGGTGTATCTTCAAATTATGCGGTGTTTAGAAGATATCCAGATGTCACGCTAACATATTATTCCCAAAAAGATTATTATACAAACGAAGTTTTTAATGCTTGGATGGAATACATTTCGCCAACTACAATATCTTCTGGTGGACATGGTGCAAATACCCAAGCAAGAAAAAATGATAGAGCAGCATATAAAAAGTTAAATTATCCTCTTAGTTATAAATGTGAAATTGAAATTACTGCATTTAGTGGTGATCTTCTTCCAGAAGAAATGCGATTAAATTCTGTCGATGTTGTCCGAGATCAGTCTAGAATTTCTAATAGCATTACTTACACATTAGTCAATGCATTTCCTACAAATGTTGTTGCTGCTCCGTTAGCATATGGAGATGCTGAGTTAATTAAAACTGCAGTTACGTTTAAATATGATTATTATTACACTGACAGAACTTCTAGGAATTATAATTCAGATACGATTACCAGATCAGATACTGGAAAGAACGTTAGAAATCCATTCTAAATAGAGACAATGATGTGAATTTTTATGCCATTACCTAAGGTTGTAACTCCTACGTTTGAACTAGATCTTATTTCGACTGGTAAGACAATTAAATATCGTCCATTTCTTGTAAAAGAAGAAAAAGTTCTATTAATTGCACTTGAAAGTGGTAATGAAAAGGACATTTTGAACACTGTAAAAGAAGTTTTAAAGTCCTGTGTTCTTACTCGTGGCGTTAAAGTAGATGATCTCCCTAGTTTTGAGCTTGAATATCTGTTTTTAAATATTCGTAGTAAGTCCGTTGGAGAAAGTGTAGAACTTTTAGTTACTTGCACTGATGATGGAGAAACACAAGTTCCATTAACAGTTAAAATCAATGATGTAAAATTGGTTGTTCCAGATGACCATAATGAATTAATTGATCTTGGCGGTGGATTATCCATGAAAATGAAATATCCATCAATGCAGCAATTTGTAGAAAATAATTTTTCGGTTACGAAAGCAGGAACTAGCAAAGAAAAAATTGATAAGGCTTTTAATTCGGTAATTTCATGTATTGATCAAGTATATAATGAGGATGAAGCATGGTCATTTTCCGATTATACTGAAAAAGAATGGATTGATTTTCTTGAGCAACTTGATAGTTCTCAATTCCAAATGGTTGAAAAGTTTTTTGAGACCATGCCAAAACTGTCATACTCTACAAAAGTAACAAATCCCAATACTAATATTGATACTGATGTCTTAATTGAGGGTTTATCCAATTTTTTCGCGTGATGCTATATTATACAGATATGGCTTCATATTATGAAAATAATTTTGCATTAATGCATCATCATAAGTGGAGTTTATCTGACATTGAAAATTTGATCCCATGGGAAAGGGAAACTTATATTACATACTTAGAGAATTATTTGGAGAAGAAAAAATTAGAGGCAGCACAAGCAACAAATGCAATTAGTTGAGCCACAAAATCAAATCCTTCCTGGTATCATAAACGTAGAGAAGAAGTCTCCGTCTCTTACTCCTTTACGTCGTAGGATGGGATTGGCTTATGATAAGTTGATTATGGAAGCGGAAGAAAGAGAAGGATCTCTTTCGCCAAAAACGATCAGAACTTTAGGTAAATTAGTATTAGAATTTGAGCAGGTTAACGCTAATCTTTCAGCAATTCAAGCACAGATTAGACAAGATATTAGAGATAAGAAAAGATATTTTGACGAAGAGAAAAAACTATACAAAAAAGAAGAAGAAAATCTAACAAGTTTACGAGCATCTTTTTTTGATATTAGATCTAAGTTTGCAGGATTATCTGCGGTTCTTGCTGGCAAAGCACTTTTGGAAGGTAGATTTGGTGATGCGGCTGCTAATGCAGGAATTGCAGTTACTGCAATGCTCCCAGAGATCGTTAATATCGCTTCTGGGTTAGTTCTTACAAGAATGGCATTAGGTGGTATGGGACGTGCCGCAGCAGGTACTACTGTTGCTCGTGGTGCTGGTATAAGAATGCCTGGCATGGGTGGTCTTGGTATGCTTGGACTTGCGGCAGCTGTTCCTCTTACAATGGGTGCTGCTGATGTAAGAAGACAGGAATTAGTAAAAAGACAGACTGGATCTGCAAGTATTAGTTCAGACGATGTTGACAGATTTCAGTCAACAATAACTCGTTTTGATGCTATTTTATCGCAAAGAGTGGGAGCAGGAAAATCCCAAGAAGAGCAAAAAGCAGCAATAGAAAACATAATGAACGAGAAAAGACCACCAAGGTATCCTGGCGGTGGTGGTGGTCGTGGTGGAAATGTAAATGCTGGGGATATTATTGCAGACACTCCACAAGAAAAGGCATTTATTGCATCGGTTAGAGAAGTTGAAGGAACTGCTGGTGCTCAAGGATATAATACATTTTTTGGTGGATCCCAATATGGGGGAGATTTATCAAAACTAACAGCAAATCAAGTTGCAGATTTGCAAAGAAAGTTTTTAAGAGAAGGAAGAGGAGATTATTCTGGCGGCAGATCAGCAGCTGTTGGTGCTGGACAATTCATGCAACCAGAAATGATTGTCCGTGCGATGGGATTGGATCCTTCCAAGGAACTGTTTACTCCAGAATTGCAGAACAAAATGATTTTGTTCCTTGCAAAAAGTAAAAGAAAGGTTGATGTATCTAAACCATTAACGATTGAAGATCTTGGAACTTTAAACAAGGAATGGGCTGGATTTGGACCTTATTATGGACAAACAAAAAGAACTCTTCAGCAAAGTTTAGATATTTACAACCAAAATCTTAAAGAAGCACAGCAGGTAGAAATAAAACCAAAACCAGCAAAAAAATCACCATCTGAAGATCCAAGATCTCAGAGTATGCAGTTTGCTAAACCTGCAGGTTCTGATATTTCGTTATTTACAATTCCTGGACAGCAAAGGGTTATCAAACCCCAAGTACCTAAATCCTCCCCTTCATCATCAGAAATTGCCTTTAATACAAATTTTGAAGGGGTCGATAGATTTACTTCTAATCTTATTCTAGGGGTATACGGAGCATGAACTTAGAGCAAGTAATAGAAGCTGCTGTCTCTACAAAAAAGAACAGCATCAATCTTGAAAAATTATTTTCCAGATCTGTTGTTACTACAAATGAAGTTGAAGCACAACGATTACGTGCTAAAACTCAATTATTAGAAACCAGACAGAAGACATATACTGCAATTAAACAATCTCAGGAAGAACAGGAAAAGAAGGATGGAAT